CAAGCACAATCAGACCCAACCAACTTTGCTTCCGTAGAAATTGTATGGAAGCGAGTTGATGATGGATTTGAATCAATGAATTACAAAAGGGTAAACGGACCAGATGACCCTTATCGTAGAAAACGTCATAAAATTCGTTATATTTCGGATACTGAGGCAGTAATCGAAAACTATCATCTGGACTGGACAAGACATCCAGAATGTGATATACTATTTACGTTCGATGGTCAGGCATGGCACGGCAAGTTGCTTGGCGAAGGATGTAGAGGTTATAGGGGAAACCGTGTAGTCTCTGAAGTCCATGCGTATGGAGACAAACTACATACTATGGACCAAGGTTACGATGAAGAAAACAACCTCGTTTGGGGTAGTACACAACTTTATCGTTTCGTGCGGATGTAGTTCAGCGGTAGAACGCTATCCTTCCAAGTTAGATGTCGTCGGTTCGATTCCGATCATCCGCTCCAGGGCGATTAGCGCAGCGGTAGCGCAGTTGCTTTACACGCAATTGGTCGGGGGTTCGAATCCCTCATCGCCCATGATAAATAAAATTGTTATAACTCTAAAGACGCAATGCAAACCATTGACGGTATTATTAATGAACCTACAGTAAATTTCGTTGGTAAAGACGGATTTTTCTGGTGGGTTGGTGAAGTAGAAGATACTGAAGACCCTATGGAACTTGGACGTGTCAAGGTCAGAGTTCTGGGTTATTATACTAATGTCCGTGGTGGAACAACAAACGATTTGCCTAAAGATGCACTACCTTGGGCAACAGTGTTGCAGCATACTTCTCAGGCAGGTAATGATGGTCAGGGTGAATCTTCTGGTCAACTACAACCTGGTGCGATTGTCATGGGATTCTTCATGGATGGAGAATCAGCACAAATGCCTATCGTTATTGGTGTTTTAAGGGTTAATAAATCTCCTAGGACTCAGAACAGTAAAGAGTTTGCATTTACTGGTGAAAAGATGGAACTAGGGATTGCTCCTAACACCGCAGCACTTCCTCCTGGTGAAGCAAATAGTATTGCAATAAAAGATGGTACTAGTGAAGCAAGTTTTGTAAGACCTGGTGTACAAAATAATAGTGTATCTACACCAAACATGAAGACTGTTGGACCTGGTGGTGTGGGTTCTCCTAATAATATTGGCACACAACCTGGTATTGCTGGCAGTAGTGGTAATCCTCAAAAACCAAGAAGTCCGAAAAAACCTATTCCTGCTGCTAATGGTGTAGGTGGTCCATGGAAGACACTTGAATATAAGTTAAGTTATCTAATCGAAGATATTGCAGATACTGCAGGTAATCTTGTTAAAGGTGAAAATGGAGATTTCGTAGACGTTGTTACTGGAAAGTTAATAACAGCACAATCTTTAACAAACAAACTACAAAACTTTTTAAGTAGTGTATTTACACAGGTCGTTGCTGCAATTAGACAGTCGTTATCTAACTTAGCAGATGATCTTTCGTTAGTTAATCTTCTTGGTGGTGCTACTGGCGTACCATATGTTATCTTTACAGCGGTCCAGTCTGCAATTACAACTATTTTATCCTCTCTTTGTGCAATTGATTCTCAGATTATTGGTTTCATTAATGACCCAATTGGTTCTCTTCTCGGTATCCTTGAAGGATTCTTAGATTCTGCTATTAGTAAAGCACAAATGGTCTTGCAGGGAGTGCAAGCAGTCATTGATAGTATTGTATGTAAAGTTCAATCCATCATTGACACCATGCTGAAAATTGTAGATACAGTATCTACAATTGTTAACGGTGTTAAGCAAGCACAAGAAATTATCGAAGCCTGGAAGAAGGGAAGTCAAATTTTTGAAGATGGTACTGATTTAATTAAGAAGGGAATTAGCAGCATTACAGGCATCATTCAATTCTTCTTGAAATTTTTTAGCAGTGGATGCAATAGAACTGCTGAAGGTGGTGAAGATACTGTTGGTTGGTTTCCTCTCTTTGGTGTAACGCATTGTACAGATGCTGAACTTAATGCTATTAACAGAATCAGGGGAACACAAAGAGGTAGTTGTGGGAATAATGGTGGTGGTGGAAGTTTAATTGATAACATCATCAATAAGGCAGACCCATATCTAACTGCTGCTAAGACGCACTTAGATGGTTCTTATGAAATGTGGGTTGGAA